TGGTGGTACTGATGATTATGCTGCAACTGATTCTGAGATTCAAGATGGTTTCTCTTTATTCAGCGATGCAGAACAGTATGATGTTAGCCTAATTGCTGTAGGTAAAGCATCTACTACTGTAGCATCTTATGTTATTAACAACATTGCTGAAGTTCGTAAGGACTGCGTAGTGTTTATTTCTCCACAAGATACTACTTCTGGTGATGTTATCATCGGTGTAGATTCTACTGCTTCAACTGCTATCACTACTTACCGTGATGCACTTCCAAGCACTTCATACGCTGTTATGGATTCTGGTTACAAATATCAATACGATCGTTACAACGACAAATATCGTTATGTTCCACTAAATGGTGATGTTGCTGGTCTATGTGCTCGTACTGACTTTACTAACGATCCATGGTTCTCTCCAGGTGGTTTAAATCGTGGTCAGATTAAGAATGTTGTTAAACTAGCATTCAATCCAAATAAAGCACTCCGTGATATTCTTTACAAGAAGGGTGTTAACCCAGTTGTAACTTTCCCAGGAGAGGGTACTGTTCTATTTGGCGACAAAACTTTATTGTCTTCACCAAGCGCATTCGATCGCATTAATGTGCGTCGTCTATTCATCGTTATGGAGAAAGCAATTGCAACAGCTGCTAAATTCCAATTGTTCGAATTTAATGACAGCTTTACTCGTGCACAATTCCGTGCGTTGGTAGAACCATTCTTAAGAGATGTCCAAGGTCGTCGTGGTGTTACTGATTTCGTTGTTAAATGCGATGAGTCAAATAACACAGGTGAAGTTATTGATCGTAACGAGTTCGTTGCCGATATCTTTGTTAAACCTAATCGTTCTATCAACTTTATCACTCTCAACTTCGTTGCTGCTCGTTCAAGTATTAACTTTACTGAACTCGCTTAAGCACGGATAAATAATAGAACAAGGAGATAAAAAATGGCAAATATTGCTGATTTTAAAGCACAGATGATTGGTGGCGGTGCTCGCCCTAATCAATTCCGTGTCGAAATGACTTTTCCGTCATATGTTTCACTTGGTGTGGTAGCAGGACAGCGTGCACAGTTCTTGTGTAAAGCTGCTCAGTTACCAGCGTCTACAATCGAGAACATTCCTGTTCTTTATCGTGGTCGTCCAGTGAACTTTGCAGGAGAGCGTACATTCCAACCATGGACTGTAACAGTTTATAACGACACAACTTTCAACATTCGTAACGCTCTTGAGCAGTGGCAGTCTGGTATTCAGAACTATGACACTACTCTTGGTCGTGTTAATCCTCGTGATTACCAAGTTGACTTAGCTGTTCATCAGCTAGATCGTAACGGAGCAACAATCAAGACTTATAAGTTCATTGATGCTTTCCCAACTGCAATCTCTGCAATTGGTTTAGATTATGAACAACAAAATGCAATTGAACAGTTCGATGTAGAGTTTACTTACAACTTCTTCACTTCGAATACTGGTGCAGCAGCTGGATTTGGTGTTAATGTTTCTGTTGACACTCCAATCGGTAGCTTCCCACTTTAATTATTAACTAAGGTTATTACATAATGCAGATTTTTGGATTTGAGATAAAGCGCAAGCAGGATGAGACACTACCAAGCGTAGTGCCTCCTTCAGCACAAGAAACTGGTGCCACCGTAGTAAACACTGGCGTAAATGCTGGTGGATACTACGGCATGGTTATGGATCTTGAAGGTGTCATCAAGAATGAAAATGACTTGATTCGTCGTTATCGTGAAGTTGCTCAGTATAGTGACTGTGATGGTGCAATTGAAGATATTGTTAATGAAGCAATCGTTGCAGACGAGATGCGTCGTTCTGTTGAGATTGTATTGGATGAAGTTAGTGTTTCAGACTCTATCAAAAAGAAGATTAAAGAAGAGTTTGATAATATTTGCAGTGTTCTAAAGTTCGATGAACGAGCACACGAAATCTTCCGTTCATGGTATATTGATGGAAGATTATATTATCAAATTCTTATTGACGAAACTAGAATTAAAGATGGTATTGTAGAACTACGCTACATTGACCCTCGTAAAATTCGTCGTATTAAGAATATTAAAAAAGAAAGAACACCACAGGGTGTTGAAGTTGTTAAGGAAATTGAAGAATATTACCTATACAACGACAAAGGAATTACGGAACAGACAACTCATGGTGTTAAATTAGCACTTGATTCAGTTGTTTATGTTCCATCTGGTTTTAACGATGCAAATACTGGTATGGCAATGTCATATCTACATAAGGCAATCAAACCAGTAAACCAACTTAAGATGATTGAAGACTCTTTAGTCATCTACCGTATTAGTCGTGCACCAGAGCGTCGCATTTTCTACATTGATGTTGGTAATTTACCAAAACTAAAAGCAGAACAGTATGTTTCTGATATCATGAACAAGTTCCGTAACAAGATTGTTTATGATGCAACTACTGGTGAAACTCGTGACGATCGTCGCCATCTTTCAATGATGGAAGACTTCTGGATGCCTCGTCGTGAAGGTGGTAAGGGTACTGAGATTACTACACTTCCAGGTGGTCAAAATCTTGGCGAGATTCAAGATATTGAATACTTTCAAAATAAACTTTACCATGCATTGAATGTTCCAGTGAGTCGCTTGCAAGCATCGCAAGGTTTCTCAATTGGTCGTTCACAAGAAATTACTCGTGATGAGATTAAATTTAATAAGTTTATTATCAGACTTCGTAAGAAGTTCTCAATGTTGTTTAGCCATGCGCTGCGTGTTCAGTTAATCGCTAAAGGTATTATTCGTCCAGATGAGTGGGAAGACCTTCGTGCTGATATTAAGTACGACTTCATTGAAGATAATCACTATGCTGAGTTGCGTGATACTGAAATTATGCAATCTCGTATTGGTTTGTTACAGCTTATTGATCCATATGTTGGTAAATACTATTCATTGGATTGGGCTAAACAAAACATCCTTAGAATGGATAAGGATGTGATCAAAGATATTGATAAACAGATTAAGTCTGAGCAACAACAAATGGTACAAAATGCTGAGATGCAAGGGCAGTTACAGTTAGCTCAACAGCAACCAATGATGGATGCACAGCAACAACAATCTGCTCAGCAACAAGGTGCACAAGAACAGCAACCAGCTGATGATGGTGAACAAGATCAACAAGCACAAGATGCTAGTCAAGATCAACAAGATGATGAACAAGATACACAACAGAACGGTAAAGTAACTAAGTTAAAAACTGGTACTTGGCCAAATTAATAGGAGAATGAAATGAGTGATTCCGTGATTAAATTAGTAGACGCTATCAAGCAAGGTGATGCTATGGCGACAGAACAGTCCTTTGCCGATGCAATGGCTGAAAAACTAGGTGCAAAGATTGAAGATCTCCGCAGAGCAACTGCTGCAAGCATGTTTGCTACAATAACTGCAGAACAAAATCCTGTAGTTGAACCAGCAGAAGCAGAATAATGTCAGACTTAGTTAACCAGTCTATGAAGGCGATGGATCTAGGTTTTTCATCGAACATTTTTACTGAGAAGCCACAACAACCAAAGGCAGAACCAACTCCAGTTGTATCTGATATCGTTGTTGTTGAAATCTTAACTGATACAAAACCAGAATAATGTACTACGGACAGTTTACTAAATCGCTTTTTAAATCTGATTCTACAATCAGATCATATGGTCACATAATTGAAAAAATTGAAGATAAGATTTTAGTAGATGGCAAAGTTACATCGTTTGAAAGTTTAGAAGAAGCAAGATCGCAAATTAAATACGATTACAATTCTAAGAAATTAGAAGAACAAGCATCCAAAGAACTATACGAAGAACTCTCTGATACGACAATCGCTAATATTATTAATGAATACCATGAAGTTAAAGTTACAGATACATTAGTAGAATCATACAAAGATCTTGCTTCTTCACATATGTTTTCAGTAGACCCAGTTGTACAAAAAATTCGCTCTTTAAATAAATTAGATCGTTTAGTTGAGAATAAACTACACTATGTTCTTAAAGATGATAATATTGTAGCAATTAGCGAGAGTACCCAAGAGCGACTAAATAATCTATTACAGAATCAAACAGAGATTATTGAGTACATGCGTGAGAACAAACAGAATTTTATGCATGTGCTTACAAAAATAGAGGAACAATAAGATGGCAATGACTATCACAACCCTTAAGAATACAAACCAAGAGACAGTGATTCACTTCGCATCCTCTGCGGTAGAGTCTGGCACTATAACTATTGCCAACTTAACTGCATCTACTCAAGCAAGAAACAGCGATGCACCTGCTGTTAATATTGTTAAGTGGCAAGTAACAGGCGAACTTGGATCTCATGTTAAAATTATACGAAATAGTAAAAATGTTATTGTAGCAGCACCTGAGAATGCTCCTTATGCAGAATTAAATGCGTGGGGTATCCCATTATCTAATGATAACACATTCGATATTGTCATTAGTAATCACTCTGCAAAAGATGTTACTGGCATTTTAGTTGTTCGTAAAATTGCTGGCTGGTCTACTAAAGTTGAGAATGAAGTTTATGGTGCATACGATGATGTGTCCCGTGTTGGTGCTTCTACCACACTAAGTGGTTCACCAGATAAGGCATAACTATGAAACTTATTAGAGAAGATCTAACACAAGAAACCAAGTTCATCGTTGAAGAGAAACTTGGCAAAGGTAAAGCATTCTTTATTGAAGGTGTTTTCCTACAATCTAATATTACTAACCGTAATAACCGCATGTACACCGAACAGGTAATGGACAAAGAAGTTGCTCGTTACATGCAGGAACAAGTAAAAACAAATCGTGCTTATGGTGAATTAGGTCACCCAGACACTCCAAGTATTAATCTCG